CGCCCTCTGTTGGGCGCTACCTCAGGTGATTCCACCGTTCCACTCGTATGTTGAGACCTGCTAAGATTACCGTTGATCCTGGCGGCGTGATTTCTTACGCTGCCACTTATCAAGGTGGTACGATCCTTCCGTTAGGAACGCCGTTTCCGGCGTCTCCCTTCAACGGGTCAAACTGGTCACTCACTACTCTTGAAGAGTATATGGATGACGAGCAAGACAAAGGTCGTTTAGTTACGGGTATGAAGCCTTGTACTCACATCAAAATAACTCGCAAACGTTTAGCAGTCGTTACCGACTGCGGCGGTGCGGGCTATCAGGCGTGGTACAATAGCGGGGACCACAACGCTGGTTTTTGGCGTATAGGTCCTTGCCCAGTTGACGACACGTATTATATACGGTTCGGTGATTGGACAAATCTGCCCGAGTCTTACTTAGCTAGTGTCCTAGGTAGGTTAGATGCGCCCATTCCGGGCGTTGCTCCTATCTACGTTCTGCCGGGTACCACTCAGGCCAGGTCGGCCTTAAATGGTACACAGCAGCTTACAAACTTGGTTTCATCGGCGTTTAAGTCGATGCTCCCAGGAATTAAGCCAAGCGGCGGTATCAGTCTTATCAATTCTATTATTGAGTTGAAAGACTTTGGTACCGTGCCCAGAACGTTTAGTAAGATCCGTACGGGGTTTTCTTCAATAAAGAGTCTTTCGAGCTTTAAAGGCTTGTTTGACTCTCGACTTAGGAATTCCTCAATAAGGAAAATACTTAAGGCATCTGCTGATAGCTATCTCCAAAAGGAGTTTAACTTTCAGCCTCTACTGTCAGACATTGCGTCTGTCCAAGACGCATTGGTCAATACGCGTAATCGTTTAAAAGAACTGATTAAGCGTGCCGATCAACCCCAAAAACGGCATTTTGCCGTCCCTTTGGTGGACACGTACCCGGACCAAAACTTGGAAGTCGCCCGTAACTGCATCTCTGCAGTTAAAGGCAACGTCTTTCGAGCTGGTAAACGGATGCGTTATGTCGATCGGTTGTTCTGTGCTACCTTGGAGTACAGCTATTCGCTGCCCTCCATGCCAGAAGAGCTTGCTCTTTTAGGAGCGTATCTCGATGCTCTCGGGGTTAATTTAAACCCTAAGATCATTTGGAATGCAATTCCGTGGAGCTTCGTCATTGATTGGGTCGTGAACATAGGTTCATGGCTCGATAATTGGCGAAGTCGTAACATAGAACCAGTAGTCAACATACGTGGGGCCTGTTGGTCTGTTCACGTCAGTAGGGTGACTTCATCCTACATCGGCGTGGACAATGCCGCAGACCCGTGCGTTGAACTCTGGGAAGAGGTTTACGAACGTAAGCCTCTCGACAGATCAGCGCTGTACGCTCAATTAACGACGAGCGGACTGAACCTTAAAGAGTTCAGTTTAGGCGCGGCGTTGGCGGTTTCCCGCTGACAATGCATCGCATCTAAATGCGATTAATCCTAGTCGGTCAACCCTCCGTTGGAGAGTTATGTCCAACAAGTTAATGCATGTCATTAAGCAACACGCTGGTAACGAATGAAATCAAAGACGCTAGTTCGGCTGAAGTTGAATTCAGCAGGATTAGCACCAATGGTAGGACGACGGAGTTCGCTAAAGTTAGCGAAACTCCGAATGCACCTTACCGCCTCAAGGTTTCACACCTTGAGACTGGTTCAGGTGCCGATCTGCGTCGCCGCTCTGTGGTCCGGTTCGACAAAGTCGTAACCGGAGTTTCCACTCAGCTGCGCACAGTATCTGCCTACGTGGTCGTTGATGCCCCTGTTGGGGATCTCAACGCCTCCACCGAAACCAAGAACGTCATCGCGAACCTTTTGTCGTTCTGCGCCACAACTGGCTCAGGTACGACGGTTCTCTTTGACTGTACTGGCAACGGTGCATCGGTCCTCGTGGACGGCTCCCTGTAAAGGGATCGTTTTCAGAAGGACTTTGGAGAGTATGTTTAAGGTCATAATTTGGACGTTTGTCGTGATGACATGCGCCCTGATCATGGCTGGTTGTGCATTTGATAAACTTCAAATGTCTGCGGAGCACGGCAAGTTCAGTCTCCCTGTTGGAGCTGACCAAGCTGTTCCGTAGAAACAACTAGCAGTCCCTCAAGCCAGTGACTTCTTTTGGGGTCACTGGCCTCTCTTCGTTACGTATCGCGCAGTGTTGTGACGTGCTCTAGGAGTTATACCATATGGTTAACAACAAGAGCCTAGATCCGTATAAACAGATCTTCATCGCCGCACTGCGTGACGTTCAAACGTTTCACGCAACGGTGTTTTCACCACGTGCACTTCGCCTCACGATCCAAAAGGTCGAGAAGCGTTGTGAACGGGAAGGCTTGGGTTTTCTCACGAAAACCCTCCCCCGTCTTGCCAAGGCCTTTGATAGGGCCCTGACAGGCGAAGTACCGTTCGACGGTACCTTACTGCGTTTCGCAACGCGGTATGATTCCAAGCTGCCCATATTTCTGGGTGAGCTTTTCGAACGCATCTTCGCACATGACGGTTGGATTCTTCCAACACCATGTGTGGATTGCATCAAGTCCGTACGCCAACTCTTGCTCGTTTTGTACAAGCTTGAGTTAGAATACGACACAGACCAAGAACAAAAGATCGTCGATCAGTTTGTAAAGACTGACAACGACCTAAGATCCTGGAACGAGTGTTTTCGTGAAATACGAGAACACCTTGAAGCTGGTGGCCCACTTCGTGACGAATATCGCCACTTAGTGCCCACCGTCCGACTCGCTCGGATAACACTCAACAGAGTGTTCCGAGGGTTTGATCCGCACGACATACACCCTTCACACGGTCCCGGGGCTGTTTCCACTGGGGAACAGCTTTCGCGGAAGTACGTGTGGTCCAGTGTAAGTCCTAGGCTCATCGCAGAATATCCCCTAGACGCGTACTTTTACGCTTCACTAGGGCATGTCTGCGACGAATACAAATCTGGTTTCGACCAGATTGCATTACGTGAAGAATCGGCAAAAGTTTTACTAGTGCCGAAGGATTCACGCGGGCCTCGTCTTATTTCTTGTGAACCATTGACTTTTCAATGGATACAACAAGGACTAGGCAGAGCCATCGTCCAGCGAGCAGAAAGCCACCCTTTAACAAGGTGGTCAGTACGCTTCACCGACCAACGTCCCAACCAGCTTGGGGCCCTAATGGGCTCCATCCATGGCGGATATGCTACCCTTGACCTCAAAGAGGCCTCGGATCGCATCCCGGTCGAGCTAGTTCGCTTGCTGTTCCCAGAGCACCTGTCAAGGTGCCTGTTAGCAGCTCGCAGTCTGTCTACGAGGTTGCCTGACGGCAGTACATTAGAACTCCAAAAGTTCGCACCAATGGGGTCAGCATTATGCTTTCCTATATTGGCGCTTACTATCTGGAGCGTACTGCATGCGGGTTTCTTCGATGCAAGTGTCAACATGAGCCACCGAACTGTTCGTAAGTACTTACAGTCCGGCGCAAATGAAGACATCTACGTGTATGGAGATGACGTGATAGTACCCACGGCGAAAGCCGCGAACGCTGTCACTCTGCTCGAGTCTTTTGGGTTGCTTTGCAACCGTGACAAGAGCTGCGTCAGTGGATTCTTCAGAGAATCTTGTGGGATGGATGCCTATAAAGGCCAATCCGTCACACCGGTGCGCATTCGCACACCCTGGCGTCACTCCCAGCATCCTGACAGTTTCCTTTCGTATTTGGCTTACGCCAAGTCGTTTTGGAAACTCGGATACAGGTATTGCTACGATGAAATCGTAGGGCTTCTCACGAAAATATATCGTGATATTCCAGAGGACGGAACAACTCGTTCTGTCTTCTCATTACCCTGTGTCCCGGAGAGCGCGCGTCCTAGGAAGGTACGAATAAATCACGGTTTACAACTCCGTGAGTATCTCGTAACTGTACCTATTACGCCACGTCTCTATCAGCGGCTTAATGGTTGGTCAATGCTACTGCGATACTTTGCAGAAGCAGGAAACCAATCACCTGTCGCTACGTGTAATCCGTCTTTAGACGGACCAACGCAGATGCACTGGGCTAGTATGAATGCTCAACTTTTTGAGCCTCTTCATGCTTTCTCCGTCAGTTCATACGCAAGGCGCAAGGCGAGCAAGCTCGTCAAGCGCTGGCGCTGAAGATCGAAGATTAGACGAGTTTTCTCTCGTCTATGGGCCTAAGGG